CGAAGAAGAAGGCTTTGACACGGAAAGTCCCGAGTATTACGATGAGATCGATAACAGAATTAAGGTTGCGTTTCCGCACAAGTTTAATGGATCGCAATCTTCTACAGAAGTGCGGCGGCCCCAACAGGCAGTCGCCTCTGCTACCCGCTCCGGATCATCCGGGCGCAAAACAGTGAGATTATCTCCAAGCGAGGTTGCAATAGCAAAGAAGCTTGGAGTTCCTCTGGATCAATACGCGAAATACAAACGCTAGGAGATGATGATGTCTGAAGAAAATATTGATCGGGCTCCTCGCGCTTCTAAGACCCGAACGGCTAATCCCCGCAGGCAACCTTGGAAACCCCCATCCTTACTGGATGCGCCGGACCCGCCACAAGGCTATGTCCATAGATGGATAAGAGCCGAAATCAGGGGCTTTGACGACCGCAAGAACATTTCTGCTCGTATGAGAGAAGGGTGGGAACTGGTCCGAAAAGAGGAATACCCTGAGTTTGAGGCACCGACCGTGGATAGCGGACACTATGAAGGTGTTTTTGGCGTGGGCGGCTTGCTGCTGGCACGTATTCCGATTGAGATTGTGGACGAGCGCAAGGCCTACTTTAATCGGATGAGTTCTGATGCAATGTCCGCGGTTGATAACGATCTCATGAAAGAGACGCAGCACCACTCGATGGCGATTCAGAAGCCTGAACGACAATCGCGCGTAACCTTCGGAGGTTCTAAACGCCCCGGCGTGTAGGACTTATTGTTTTGAACCCTTTTGCTTTGAGGAGCATGAGAAATGGCTAACATTAACGGAAGCTTTGGCCTCCGTCCGCTCAATAAGATGGGCGGCGCGGCCAATTCCACTGCTACTTCTAACTACTCGCTATATGAAATTGCGAATGGCAACACAAACAAGCTTTATCACGGACAGCCCGTGATTCCGCTTTCTACGGGCTATATTGATGCCGCTGGCGCAGCAGCCGGTGGTACAGTTGGTCTTGTGGGTGTCTTTCAAGGTTGTGAGTATGTTTCGAGTACCACTGGAAAACCAACCTGGAGTAACTACTGGCCCGGTTCCGGGGCAGACAGCAACCACGCTATCAAGGCGTATGTCAACGACGATCCGATGCAGCTTTATGTAATTGCAACGGATGCTACGTGGACTAGCAAGGCTACGGCGAGAGCCGCCGTTTTTGCTAACGCTAACTTCTCCACCGCTATAACGGGGACCGACGCTACGGGCGTTTCTCTGGGACGCCTTGCGGTTAGTACAATCGCAACAACGGCGGCGTTGCAGATGCGGATCATGGGTTGGGCAGAGGATTCGATGAACGAAGACTTCGCGTCTGCGGGTATCGGGGCTATTGTCCGCCTTAACAACCACTTCAATAGCAACAACGGCGCTATTGCGGCTGGTACGCCTTCGACAACCGGCGTATAGGAGGGTTAGAAAATGGCTATTAGTAGAGCACAACTCGTAAAGGAGTTGGAACCCGGCCTGAACGCATTGTTCGGAATGGAATACGATCAGTATGATCGGGAACACGAAGCGATCTTTTCTATGGAAAGTTCAGATCGTGCCTTTGAAGAGGAAGTTATGCTCTCCGGTTTTGGGAGCGCTCCAACTAAATCAGAGGGAAGTGCAGTATCTTTTGATGACGCGCAGGAAGCTTATACTGCTCGTTATACGATGGAGACTATTGCGCTTGCGTTCTCGATTACGGAAGAAGCTGTTGAGGATAACCTTTATGACCGGCTTGCAGGCCGTTACACGAAGGCCCTTGCTCGTAGCATGAGTCAGACGAAACAGGTTAAGGCCGCCGCGGTTCTTAACAATGCGTTTGACAGCACGTATACGGGTGGCGATGCGAAGGAGCTTTGTGCTACGGACCATCCGCTTGTTACAGGCAGCACTTTCCGGAACGAGCTTTCAACGGCGGCAGATCTTAACGAGACCAGTCTTGAGCAGTCTCTGATTGATATTGCCAGCTTCGTTGATGAGCGCGGGCTTAAAGTTGCGGTACGTGGAATGAAGCTGATTATCCCAAAGGAACTCCAGTTCACTGCGGATCGCCTGCTTGAGTCCACTCTTCGTCCCGGTACTGCGGATAACGACATCAATGCCATGCGGAACATGGGTATGCTTCCGGAGGGCTATGCCGTTAACCACTTCCTGAGCGACACGGATGCGTTTTTCATTATGACGGATGCCCCGAACGGCCTGAAAGGGTTTAACCGGACGGCTGTGCGGACTTCTATGGAAGGCGACTTCGACACTGGTAACGTGCGGTATAAGGCTCGCGAACGCTATGCGTTTGGCTGGTCCGACCCTCGCGGCATCTTCGGGTCCCCCGGAGCGGCGTAAGAAAAGGGGGAGAGGAAACTCTCCCCCACTTTCTGGGAATCATAGCCCTAGCGACTGTCCCAGCAGACGCTTACGAAGACTCTAGGGCATATCTCTCGTAAGGAGGATAGCCAATGGCTAACACGACTTTTAACGGTCCCGTTCGTTCGGAAAACGGCTTCGAACAGATTTCCATAGCATCTGTTTCGGGTGTGGTTACAACCAATTTAGATGTAGATACCAGCGGTAATTTGGTTACTACGG